GCGGACTGGATGAAAAATGCTAAAGAACAATCTGATACATGGATAACACTTGCTAAAATAATGCAAGGCATACTTGAAAAAGGTTTTAACATTCCTGAATCAGAAACACAAGAATACAAAATGGGTCAATATCATAATTTAAATATTTTCTTTTCCGAACTGTTTATGACTTCAATACCTCAGGATTATTTTACAAGAATATTAAATTCTACTTCTTATTGTGTTATGAATCAAAATGGTATTACTTCATTCATTGATTTAAGTATAGAAAAAATTAAGTCTAGCCCTGATAAGCCAAAGAAAAGAATGTAGATTCCTCAGGTTGTTCAAAACCTATAGTAACCATAACTTTGTAATCAAGTCCGCCAAACATACGTGAGTTAACATCATCGTCGAACTCGTCCCATGCATTGTCGTTATCTGCTTTTTCATATTCAGTTACAGTAAATCTGCCATCTAAATTATTAAAGATCCAAGTCTTAATATCATCAACAACATCGTTGTGAGTTCTACCAGACGTGTAATCTATTTCGTGTTTAATTTTTGTAAAATGTTCTGGCATCATAGAAACTTCTCTTTGATTAAGAACATTTAACGGATTAATATCTCTCATTAGTAACTCGCATATACTACAAATACAATACAAGCAATAAAACCTGCAATCAAAACATGATTGCCAAGGTTTAACCAACTAGTGCCTACTGTATGTGGATTCTTTGGATCTATAAATTTATTTTCCATTATGCCGCTTTCTTTTTTTCTGCTTCATGGTCATAATATGCATAAGTTCCAAATGGTGGAACAATTTGATCAGTACCGTGAATAATAAAAACAGTATCACAATACAATTCATCACCCCAACTACCAAATGGATAACCATCTGTAAACATAATAAACTTCTTAGGCTCGATGCCTTTCTCTTTCATATATTCCCAATTACATTCGAAGTCCGTACCACCTCCACCAATTGGAATATAGTCAATTAATTCTTCTCCATTACTTGGATCAAAATCTTGTTCTGCATAAACACTAGTATCAAAACACCATACTTTAATATTGAAGTCTTCGTATGAATCCATAATACCTTTTATTTCACTTAAGAAATCACGTGCCATTTTATTACTAATAGAACCTGACATATCCAAAGCAACACAGATATCAATCTTTTCATCATTGTTCATGCCTGGTAATATAGCATCCATATGCCAACTACGTCTGTTAATTTTTTGGAAAGTAAAGTCACTTTTAATTGTGCTTTCAATTTGTTGTTGAAGCAATGTTCTCCAATCCATTTTAGGTTGTGTCCATTGCTCAATAAGTCTTTTAACTCCTGCAGGAACATTACCTGAACCAGCACTTTGAGCCGCACCCATTACAGCCGCTTTCATTTCTTCTCTAATTTGTCTACGTTCTTCTTCTGAAAGTTTAGGACGTCCACTGCTTTTACCTTTAGAACTATCGTCGCCCTCGCCTTCAGTGGCTTTTCCACTTTCAGAACCATCACCATCTAGATGATCGTCAAGTACTTTATCTAGTAGGCTTTCAATATCAATTTTGTCTGCATTCTCATATAAGTCGTCGTAGACTTCTTCAAATGACCAACCATAATATTTTTTATCATGTATCATATCTACAGTAGTAATAGGATCACCAACTGTATTTTGTATCAAATCACCATTAACACAATAGTCAGCGGCAATATTTGCCAACTGTTTATCACGGTCTGTGAAACGAGCCATATGGTCGTATACAACGTGTAATACTTCGTGTCCAAACAAGAACATAGTTTCGCCAACACTTAATGCATCAACGAATTTTGTATTATAATAAAAACGTCTGCCGTCAGTTGCCGCGGTTGGCAACCAATCATCACCATTTACAAGTTCGAGCCTTGTAGCAAGTGTACCAAAGAAAGGGTGTTTAATAAGTAGACTAACACGAGCTTGTATTAGTTTCTCTCTAACCTTAGCATCCAATTGTGGATCAGTCTCAAAGCCTGTTTCACAAGCGAACTTTTTACTAGTTGTTTTGTTTGTTTGAAATGACATATAATTCCTCTTTTTTTTAACTTACTATATTATAATAGCATCTTTGTAGGATTTGTCAACTATTAATGTATGGTTTTTTTAGGTAATTTATGAGCTAATGCAGGATATTCTTCAGCAAATTCCTGGTAAACTGCTTCTTCCATACCAGATTCAGCAATAGCAAGAATCTGTTTCATTGTAAATGCTACAGAGTTTTTATCTTTAGGCATAACCACAGTTTTTAATTGACCATCGGGTGATATAACTAACATCCAATCTTCATCGTTTATTGTATTGAGAAGTGTTTTTATTTCTTTTTCGGTCATATAAATTATTTATTAAAAAATGAAAGGGGTTTTTACACCCCTTTCTAAGTTACCTAGCAGGAGAACTAGGCGTTATGACTGGCTTTAATATACTTGCCAAACCTGTCATAAAACTCTTTGTAATTCTTAAGATACTTTGGTCTTAATGGGATCTTGTATGTAACCAATGCCGCTCTTGCACCAAGTACAACCATTTCAGTTTCAAAGTTATCCATCATAAACCTAAAGAAGTTGTCTGCAAGTTTATGAAACTTTTCGATACCTTTTGTACCTTCTTTTTCGTATGCTTCACGAAGTTCGTAACACATAGAAACAGTAAGTGAATACCTACCACTAATTTCAACACTCGAATCCAACTTTTTAACTTTACCATTTAAGACATCAGTTGGATTAGGAAGTTTACCACTGTTCTTCATAGTAGCCATAAACTTAACACCAACACCTTCACCTACTGCACCTGACACTAGGTTAGCCAATGTCTCTTCATCCATCTCATCATCTTCAATAAGTTCACTAACGAAAGTCCAACTTCTTGGAGTTGCAAAACTTCTGCTCGAAGACCTAGGATCAAAATCAAATAAGTCTTGTTTGTGAACTGTAATGTGACCAATTACATCAGAATGGATACCATTATTAATAGCCCAATCTAACCAACTATCATAATCAACTCTCATCTCCAAATGGACAAATCTGTTTGCCAACGGAGCAGGCATTCTATAAGTAACACCTTTATCAGTTTCTCTATTACCCGCCGCTACAATAACAACGTTACTAGGAAGTTGATACTTACCAACCCTGTTGTTAAGAACAAGTTGGTATGCCGCCGCCTGTGTACTTTGTGGAGCAGAGTTAAGTTCGTCTAAAAACAATACAACTGTATCATATTGTTTTGCCAATTCTGCACTTGGCAAATCAACTGGAGGTGCCCAATCCATAACACCTAATTCTTTATTATAAAATGGAATACCTTTGATATCTGTTGGCTCCATAAGGGCCATTCTCAAATCTATCAATAATGCATTACCAATATCGCCAGAGTCTACAATTCCTTGCATAAGTTCTGACTTACCAATTCCCATAGGTCCCCAAAGGAACACGGGTCGCTTTTTAGCGAATGCTTTAAGTATAGCCTTGTTGGCTTGTATACTTGTAACTGTTCTATTTTCTGTTAGTTGTGACATAGTTTCTCCTGCTTTTGTCATTGTTTATATTTTAATAATAACACCTTTGTGTATATTGTCAACCTTTTTATGCAACATCTTTAAACCCAAAACTTGCAACAACTGATTTATGACCTAACTGGTCTTCGACAATATCTCCAACACTAACTGAATGCATTGGTAAAAATCTTTCTATGTTTTCTTCCGGACCCATGTTACCTACATGAAATACATCTTCTAAGTCCATTGCAGTAATATTTGAAACGTGGTCATAAAAGCCATTGTTAAATGCTTCGTTGGCTTGTGAACCTTCGTTGTCACCAAATTGAATATCAAGTCTTGCTTTCTGCTTGGGCACCGAATTGTGTCCTTTGTCATTAATCATATCAACTTCTGCATCTGTAAGACGTATTTGATAAAGTTTATATTTCATTTTTGGTTCCTTTTTATTAACTTATATTACTATAATAACATCATTATGTTATCTGTCAATACCTTTTTATAGATATTTTGACCATTTTTCTTGCCAACATTCATAAAGTCCATCTTCAAAATGATCTTCATCTGAACTTCCTGTAAGCAAGTTTTTATGCTCTTTCATCTTATCAACAAATTCTGCAAATGATTCGCACTCTCCAATTTTCTCCATTGCAACATCATAAAATTTGTTAACATTGTCTTCAATTAAATTATACATTCCCATATTATACTCCTATTGTTGTTAATTGTAAAATTGATTCGTTTATGTGTATTGCTAAACTAATTCCAAATATCCAAGCAAGTGTGCCGAATAAGAACCAAATCATAAGCAATACTATAAATGCTTTAATACTAAATTTAATAATTTCTGGAAAGTATTTTACTGCTACAAAAATTATTGCTATTAATCCTATAAAACTTAACATCTATATCTCCTTGTTATATTATTATAATAGCACCTTTTGACTATACGTCAACCTTTTATTTTATCGCAGTTTATATGAAGAATTTGATACCTTAAATGCCCATTATATGGTAGTTTAATCGCTTATATAAGGGCCGTATACGGGCAAAAGGGTGTGTTGGGTGTAACTTTACAAGGGTTTATTGGCTTCTAGATACAATTCTAAGTCGCCATCGTATAAAGACAGCATAGTTGCTACCTGATCACCAAATAATTCAATTTTTGTGTGGTTGTTTGATAAAGAACCTATTAAAAAATATGGACATTCTAATACTTTGTCCATATAAAGTACTTTTTTCATACTTTGTACAGGTTGTTTAAGTTTGAGAGTTGTGTATTCAATATCACAGTTTTTGACAAAAAACTGTCTTCCAAAGTTAGTAAGTCTTAAGCCACCATCTTCTCTGAAGTTGGCCCAAATCTTTGGATACAATACATTAAATGGTTCGTCTATACCAACTGCTTCATTCAGCAGTATTTCGGTTAGGCGTCGTTTGTCGATTCCGGATATATGCATTTGCCTGCGTTCAATAATACAACTGTGAACTTATCACATTTAAAAAGTACATTCATCTTCTTTGCAAGATTAATTGCATGACCCGGGTTGGAGAATGAAACTTTTTTATATTTAGGACTTGCATAACCAATCATAGCATTAAAACTTTTTAAGTTAATTGGTTTGTTATCATAATAGACTGCCCAAACACCTTCACTCTGAAGGATCTGATCCGTCTTATAGTCTTTATCGACTTTTTCTATTAGTATTACTGGCTTTGGTCTACTCACTTTATATCTCCGTTATTACAAATATATTTATCTAATTGGAGAATAAAGTGCTACTATTATGAACCGAATGTGCCGCCGTCCATTTGCCCTGTAGTGGGTGCGTTATCTTGTTCCATTAAAGATATAACTTTATCTTGTAATGCAATAACTTTATTTTGAAGTTCAACAATGTCGTTGACTAGTAATTGTGCTTCGCTAGTATTCATAGACACTTGTTCTTTTTGCATATCTCTACTGCTAGAAACTAGGTGTGTAAAGTTTGTAATTTGTATACTCATTTAGGATCCTCGTTGTTCATTGACCACAACATGAATACAGGTAAAGAGTATATAGCAATAAGAATTAGTACAATACTAATCATCTTCCCTACTCTTTTTTCTTAATGTTGTTAACATATCTTCTTTTAATTTAAATGGACCAATGAATTCATATTTGTCTAGTGTTACTAACTTTGGACAAAAACTTCTAGTCCAACCATTTTCATATCTAACTACATAGTAACCTGCACAATGCATACTTTGGCTTTTTTCATTTTTAGAATATAACGGAAGTTTTTTTCTAACATCATACACTTCATTAAATGGTTGACTTGCACTTGGGTATCCATGTACATCACCAACGTGTTTCTCATCTGTGTTTCTTGTTACTTCAGATTGTTGTTGATTAATAGTAATGTCGATAACATTTGTTTCTACATCTATACCAAAGTCATCATTTAATGCTGTCTTGCCAACTTGTCTAATGATGCCATCTTTATAACTAACTTCGTATTGTTCATCATCTACTTGTCGAAGTGTACCACACTTCTTTCCGTCAGACTCGATGATCCAAAACTTTTTATCAATTATTGTTTTTAAACTGTAACTCATTTATATCCTGCCTGTAAAAATTCTGCATACTTTTGAGCATTCTCTGCCACTTTGTTTAGTTCATACTTGCCACAAAATTTTAAGAACTTTGCACCTACCATTGTATGATCTTTTATTGCTACAGTTTCATCGATATGGTCATCTACATAGTCTTTAATTTCTTGTGGTTGTTCTGTTAAATCAATTAGATGTACATTCCTTTGGTAGTCATCTAATACACGGTGTTCAACACCATTATGATCTACCCAACGTTGCAACATCATATTGTTCCAATTGAAACCTTTGTTAGTTCTATCTTCAAATGCTTCTAATAAACCTACTTTGTTTTTAGTACCTTTTTTACGAACACCTGGAAAAGCACTAAAGACATTATCACTTGTATCGCCTCGCATACATTTTTCAAACAATAACCATTCAGGGTTAGGTGTTTCTTTAGGTAGTTTAGTCTTCTTATCAATTACAGGATTACCTCTGTCATCAAAGATGCCTTTTGTTGTGTGTAATTCTTGCGTAATACCGTTGTATTGTGTAACCTTATCTGTTAATAACTGAATAAAGTCTGTATCACTACTGACAATACAATGTTCATCATCAGGGTGTTTGTGTACCCAACGTGCAATAATGTCATCTGCTTCTGCAATGTTACATTGTAACACACTACAATTTGTCTTTTCTTTTAAGAATGTTGTAAGACTATCAAACGCCTCCCAGAACAGTTTATCTTCTTCTTGTTCTGCTTCAGTAAGTGCCTGCCTTGCTACTGCTCTATTCTTCTTATAAGGTTCGTAGAAGTCTTTACGCCAACTACGTCCTTCTAAACAAAATACAACATGATCCGCACCTTGCTTTGTCCATGCTTTAAGCACTGCGTTCAATGTAATATGAACTGCTAGTCCTAGTTTTTCCCAACTGTCAGTGCCTCTAAATGCTACGTGACGTGCTCTAAAAAAAGTATTTGCGGTGTCTACTAATAGATATTTTGCCATGTTAGTCCTTATTGATAATGTCTGGTGTTACTGCGTCTATTACATTTACTGTGGTTTTTACTATTGCTTTTGTTGTATAGATAGTTGTACTAGCAACTGTATCAACAACTGCAACTGATGTGCTACAAGCGGATAGTGTAAACATAAGTGTAATTAATAGAATTGTTTTTTTAAACATACTATATTGTAAACAATTTTGTGTCTTCTGTCAAGTTAAAAAACACTTTTTCTCCAAGTCTTTGGTGATCTTTTGCACTAATTGGGTGAACTTTACGTCTATTATGAAAATGACCCCTAGTCCAAGATGATTCTGATTCATCTTCTTTAAAGAAGTTCAACTTCATCACCTTATCTACATCAACATTATCTTCATATTGATGTAATAAATGTACCATTTGTGCTACTGAAAAGTCTAAGATTTGTACATACTCCATATCGTTTAATTTGCCTTTAAAGAATGTGTTAGAAAATAATGTTTCTTTTCCTTTAGGATCAAACCAAGTAATATTTGCATTGTTCTTTGAAACCTTATTTGGTTCTAACTTAATTCTTTCTCCTGTTGCAATATTGTATCCACCATATTTTCTATTTTCTTCATATTGTTTAACTCTTTCTATTGCTTTTTCTAATTCTTCTTTATTTGTTACACTATGATACCACGGAGAATCTTTGCCTTTTTCTTTTACATCTTTAAAGACTAGTTTACCAAACCAGTTACTAAATGCATGGTAGTGAACAGACTGTATTAAAAATCTGTTATGATAATCAGATACATCTTTTACAAATTTACTAAACTCATCAATAATCTCTATCATATATTGATGGTCATTTTTCTTTCTATCATTTACTGTTTCTAATGCATCTCCAATTTTTGAATAGTGTCCTTTAAATATAATTTTAGAAAGATCTTCTAATTCCTTATTTTCTTGTGGAGTTGTGGAAAATAAATCTAACTTACCTTTATACATCGGTAAGTTAACAAAAAAGTAATTAATATAATCTGGATCTTGGCAATTTGTTTTCACTACGTTCATAGTTTCTTTTATTGCTCCTCCAAAACTTAAATTACTATCTTGGATATAATATATTTTAGCATCTAAATGGTTAGCAATTTGATCAGCCCAACTTCCGTATAGTGTGTTAGGATCATTTACAAACTTCTTCTTACTCCATCTTTCATCAGTATAGTGATTTTTAGTGTAACTACTACTTGGTAAGTCCCACCCTTCTCCTATTACAAAGATTCGTATTTTCCGGCTATCAATTTTATTATAATCTATTCTCATAGTAATTTTAAAAAACTCCCTTTTAACGATTTGTTAGCCTCTTTATCAAAGTAACCTCTTCTATAAGGTTTGTGCTCTTGGGAAAGTGTTTCTACAATACTTTCATTAAGGAAGGTTACATTGTTAGGTAAGTTTAAATCTAAACTTTCCATGTGTGTAGTTCTGTAAACTATCACTTTGTGTACTATATTACTTATCCTCTGAATAAACATTTCCAAGTACTGTTTGTCAGTATCTTCTGTTAATTTAGGAATACCAATCCATGCCATTACTTGATCGTTGTGACTTTGTATTTCACTTTCATATCTTTCTAAATTATCTAACATATCTTTCATTGTTAAGTTATGTCTACCAACAGTAATTGTTCTTGCTTTATATAGTTCTCCTAAATGATTTATAAAACTTCCTGGTTTATTATCTGGGTGTTCAACATCTCTTGCACCAAAATACTTTGGGTCGTCTTGTGCAATCTTGTATAAATTATCTGTGCAACAACCACTTGAGTAGCCGTCACCTATGTTGTAAAATATCATATTACTTTCCGCCTATTTCCCAACCTAATACTATTCCAATATTTTCTTCGCCTGTGGATCTAATCTTTTCATATGCAGGAGAAATAAACCATGTGCCTACTTTATATCTTACCATAGGAACAATATCTGCATACTCGTAGCCTGAAACTAATCCTATTTCTAAACTACTGTATTCATCGAAACGTATTTCTCTGCCTACATAAGCACTAATGCTATCTTCTGAGTTATAAAAGATGCCTGTGATATTATTATCTACAGTACATCTTGCATGGGGGTGAACTGAATTATAGTCTCCATTTAAGCCTATGTGCATTGATAATGCCATAAACAAAGATATGCAAGTATTCATTTAACACTTCTTCTGTGGGACTCTCGATTATTACAGAATACTCTAATAAGTCTGGATACATCGACTTCTTGTACTCTTAAACTTTTTGGATCAGTGAACTTAACTTTTAGTTCGTTTACCGGTCTAATGATAGTTCCGTGTTCATCCATTACGACAGCGTCGTCTGTGTTCTTTCTCCAATCATGTGAGCTATAGTTGGTCATTACTTGACCTCCTTACGACCATCTCCTAAGTCTGTAGTTTCAATGAAACTATTTCTAGTACTTTCGTCCATTGCTTCGTACTCGCTTAATGCAACATTCTTACATACTGCATTGAACCATTGATCAATAACTGCATTATCGTCAACTCCTTGAAAGCCTTTACCTCTTAATTCTTCTACAAAGTATTGGTTCCAATCTAATTCAAATGCACCTTGCACAGGATTATCTGCATCAATATCTAAACCTATAACTTCAATGTAAGGTTGTTTATTTTTAGTTGCCAATGCTTTTGCTTCAGCAGAATCTTTAGGTCCTTGTGCTTTAATTGTTTTGTCCAAATTTTCTTTTGTACCAAACATTTTTTTAATTGTATCTTTTATATCCATATTACTCCTTTCCTTCCATAGCCTGTAAACTGTGTACCATGTCTATGAAACTTGCCATCATGCTTTCCATTTTAACTGATGACTGATCTTCTCCAGCAGGTATACAAATTGCTTTCACATCATGTTTAATAACTTGGGCCAGTGCTTCTTGGCATACATCTACATTAGGGTATGTAACATTTAAACTCAACACACCTGATATTAGTAAATATTTTATCATCAGTATCCTCGCTTTCTAATTGCATCTATATCAATAGGTGCATTTGGTTTATGTTCCCCATGCGTTTCCAAAGAGGGAGATATGTAATCGTGGGGTAAATCTCCAGCCTCTTTCCATACAGATGTCTGCGACGTCTTTGACGTTGAGGTTGTATTCTTCGCTACGTCCTCCCAACGGCATAAGATATACCGGTGCATCCAATCCGGCATTTCGATATTCTTCATTAGCCTTGCCAGCCTCTTCGATATCTTGTCTATCAGCAACAACAAATTTAAAGTAAAGGTTACTGTTAGATATACTAGCATAACTATTAGCAATAGCAGGCTGAATAGCAGTACTCCAAGACTCTCCAGAAACGGAAAGTTTAGGACTGCAACTCCAAGTAATTTCAAATTGCTTTTGATTGTTGAGATACTCTGCAAAAGCAGGTTGTAACTTTTGTGTTGTATTTGTTTCAAATGTAACATTTTTCAAGTCCGCCATTTTAGGATGTTTTAATAATTCGATGTAAAACTTCTGCCATCCTAACAAAGGTTCACCACCAGTAAAGATAAGATGAACATCTTGTCCATTATCTTGTACCCATTTACCATTTGGCGTTAAACTTAATAAATGTTCTACAACTTCATCTACAGTTTTATCCATCATAAACTTTTTAAATTCAGGATAGATACTTGCATATGTATCACAACCAGTGTGAATAATTGGAAGTTCTTCAAATTTATTTACCTTATCTAAAATACCATCATTTAGTAGATTCTCTACTTCTGGTGTGTATTTAGATTCACGTTCTGCTCTATTTGGTTCTGACCTGTCTAACCCAAAGTTCATACAACGAAAGTTACAACCAAATGTTCTAAGGAATACACTAGGTACTCCTACAAATTTGCCTTCACCTTGTACACTGTAAAATGCTTCGCTATAACGTAACTTCATTATTCTATTTACCCTTCAAAAATTGCACTATTGGCACCGTGTTCTGCACACTCAACTTTTACAACATAACAACGATTATTGCTTTGTTCTCTAATTAGTTTGTCTGCAAAGTTAAAGGCGTGTTCGGCAAACTTCTCTGCACCAACACCATCAAAGACTCTAATTTCCGCAAGGTCAAGTGCTTCAAGTTCTTTCATCTTATCCATGTGTGGATCGTTGATGTCAACTGCTACTTTATGATCGAAATGATCTTCAAGCCATGCTTTGACTTGTTTCAGTCCACCAAAGTCTACTGCCCAGTTTTTGTTATCTAATTCATCGCAACCAAAAGTAAATGTAAATGCCAATGAATAACCATGTAACAAATGACAGTGCGAGTGATCTGCATTTGGTTGTCTAAATACGGCACTCAATCCAATGTTGTGTCCGTAATGTTTTGTACTATAATGTTTTCCCATTATCTTCTCCTATATGTTTAACGGCGGAGTATTTAGAGAGGGTCGACGCATAAAGTCCTCTGTAGTTATGTAATTATTATACACTATATTTAGGTCCGTTGTCAATGTTTTAATAATTCCAAACCTTAGCAATATAGCCTTTTCCGTTAGTATCACCAAAGTCACCATCTAAAGTTTCGCCATTATACTGTATTTCAGTAACAATATTATCTCCATTTGGCATTTCCATTGATTTGAAAGACAATTTATTAATGTCTATAGGCTTACCTTCAGTTTTAAGATATACATCATTAAAGGTTCCTTTTTCAATACTCATACCAAAGAATACATAATTGTTTCCATCTTCGTCTGCATATTCATCTAAATCAAAATGACTTGTATCAATTTCTTTATTAGTAGATTCTACTAGTGTTTCTAGTGATTTATTTTCAACAATAGTATCTAACCATTTAGAACCCCATGACTGGTCGTTATCTACTTCATCAATTTCAATATGACAGCCACTAACACCAACACCATTTAAATGTTCGATGTCATCCATTTCATACCATTGACGATGTCCTTCAATATCAAGGTCAAAAAGAAAGTCTGCTTCTTGTGGTATGTCGTGTTCTTTTCTAAACTCTTCTGGATCCATTGCATAATGTTCTACAGTTGCATCGTATCCTTCTTTGTCTTTTAGTTCGATTTCACCGTTTTCAACTTTGTTCCAAAATTCAAATGCTTCTTTAGGAAGTTTACCATATACTTGTTCGCCACCATAACCCCATAG